CCCACTTGCGTATATGCGTGGACGCACATTTAAGAACGCATACATAGTTGCAGATGAAATGCAAAATGCCACAGTAAATCAAATGAAAATGCTACTAACCCGTCTAGGAGAGGGAAGTAAAATGGTAGTAACAGGAGATTTGGCACAAGCAGACCGATTGAGCGATAATGGTCTGATTGATTTTTGCAACCTACTCAACAAACAAGAATATTTAGAGCATATTGATATAATTCAATTTGATGCTCAAGACATCGAACGCCATAATGCCGTGAAGGAGGTGTTAGCGGTTTATGGAGAATAAAGTAGAAATACTTTAGATTGTCAGTGAAAGGGCTCTAGGGAGCCCTTTCTAATTACTAGCAATTCATTTTCGTATTTAGATACCCAACTCTTTACGAATCTTAGTAGCACTAATATCGGTTACTGTTTCATCAAATGTTTCTTCGCCGGATGTGTATCCAACACCACGTCCCCATCCAATATGTACAATGTTAGGAACAACTTGTATTTCATACTGTCCTTGATATAACGGGTCTAAGTCACGTTTGATAAACGATTTGACTTTTTCTACTTCAAATGGATTACTACCTTGCCATCCTTGTACATCACGTACTTGAATAACAACTTGTCCTGTGCGTTCAAGCAGACGTTCAAATAATGCGCGATGACCATCGTGCCACGGTTGCCAACGTCCTAGCATCTGTACAGTTTCCTTCTTCCAATCAAATACAGGACGTCTACGATTATACAAAATATGTTCAGCAATAAAGTCTGCCCATTTTTCTGCCGCTTGTTCTGTAATGCGAAAGTCGTATATCTCAGGTTCTTGGAACATGGCATTAGTATCTGCGTAACGTCCTTCCCTAATAGTATCTACCCAGATAGTCCAATCTGCTTTGAAGTTGTTACGCATCTCAACTAAAGGTGCAACAAAGTCAGCAATAGCATAATCACCATCAAGTTTGTCAGCAAGCTCACGCATACGATTACTTTGTCTAATTCTGCCCGCTTCACTAAAATCCCAATCATTGTATTCCGATCTAACTCTATCAGCATTAAGCCAAACAGTCTTTTTATCGTGTGCATCTAAACAAGATCGCAATCGCTCTGCTAGTGTGGTTTTACCAGCACCTGGCAATCCCATAATTAATATTCGTTGTGTCATTTATATCTCTCTGTAACAGCATTTATAATTAATGGATAATTAGATGGGTAAGGAGTTTTTACCGCTAGTACCTGAGGGTGTAATAATGGAGAGAATGTTTCGTACACCATGGTTGCATCTGTTTGAAGATTGTTGACAATATTATTATCATACTTTACCATGTTTATACAATAGTCGATTTTTTCTAAATCAATATCAATAGGGCGATTATAATTATCGCCTTCCGATTGTTTATCGGAATAAAACCACATATTTCGACAATATGCAACATAATGACTGGCTATTTGAAATATTATGCTATTTCTTTTTAATTTAATAGTGAAACATTCTGGAGAAAATACCTTTTCCATATACCAATCAGGCATACTTGCTATGCTACTACCTAGAATTTTTAAAATATAACGATTAGTTGTTTTAGAGAATTCTAAAAACTCTGCCAATTGATCAGGAGTGTAGTTAGGCTCGTTAAAAAATCTTACCTCTAATGTTTTTTCTAAATGATGCCCAAGTGCCCCACTACCACATCTTGGAGGGCTTATTATAATAATTGGTAATTTTGTAAACTCTGGAATTTGAAACATCTTAGAGATAACTTAATCGAATTAAAGTAGCCGCAAGATTAATTTCTGGATCAATTACTAGTGTATGATCTACTAAACCTTGTTTAATAATCAAGATTGCTTTGTCTTGTACAGACTCTTCACCGAAAATTTCTATGTTATCGTACAACCAACGATAAACTTCTTCCATTTCTTCTGGACGAGCCTGACTGCATACTAGTTTACGTGCTTCGGCAATCTTTCCTGCCTTGAATAATGCAACCATTTCTAGTTTATAATCTTGTTCACCAGTATCACCTTTCTCTGGACTGTGCAAATTACCATCTAAACTGTTCATTTGAACGGTGTTAATACACTTACGCAAGTCTGGATACGTTGCTTTGACAAATGTGTCCAGTGTATCCAAGTCGAATTCGACATTTTCTTCTACTAAGATAGTAGCAACACGAGCAGTAAACTCTGTAATGTCCACTCTTTCGATATGGAATCCCTGACATCTGCTATGTAAAGCAGGAATAATACGGTTAGGATAGTTGCAAGTAAGAATAAAACGTGCAGTGGTGTGATATTCTTCCATAACTCCACGCAAGGCCGCCTGAGCATTTGGGGACAAATAGTCCGCCTCGTCTAATAGTACTACTTTAAAATCTCCGAATGGAATCATCCGGACAAAGTTTACAATTTTATCTCTAACATCTTCTACGCTATTTGTTCTACTAGCGTTAATTTCTAAAATATCTAAATCGTTTAAGTCTAGTTCGTGAAACAAAATTTTAGCAAGGGTAGTTTTACCGATACCAGCATTTCCACTAAACAATAAATGCGGAATTGATTTTTGTTTGATCCATGCTTGGACTTGTTCTTTTTGATGCGCATCTCTGAATACATATCCATCGATAGTATTAGGACGATATTTTTCTACCCATAGTTCTCTCATACTAATTCCTCTAAAATTCCTAAACACTCAGCTAGACCTAAAAAGCCCGCTGATACTTTAAGCCATGCTCCCATCAAAACAGGATCTGAGCCTGCTAGGAATAGTGTTACAAATGCGGTTAATCGCAGGAAACTTTTTGCCAGGCTTACATAAAAATGACCTTGACTTGTGTCTTTAGGTTGAATTTCCATACTTTTCTCCTTTAATACATTATACAGGTGAAAACAGGGCTAGTCAATAGCCCTGTTGCTCGATGTAATAGTTTATTGTTCGAAACTTGGTCTAGCAAATGTACTAGGATCGAATGTTGCGTGTGACACTTTAGAATGAGATCCGTGTGTATTCAACATGTTTTCTTCTGGCTTTTCGTCAGTGACTATTAAAATTGCGTTCGGATCACCACGGCGAATAACAATATCATTGCCATCGTCATCTAACACAGTAAATCCGCGACTCCAACGGCCATGCTCTAGTAAAATCCATTCGCCTGCTTTTACGTCTTTTTGTTCAGGCCCAACTGCATGCACTTTACCCCAACGGTGTCTAACACCTTCGGACTTACCGTCATCACTGAGAATAACAATACCACTTTTGGTTTTTACTTCATCAAAGTTCATATCAGTAACAATAATATTATTACGGATCGGCTTTAATTTGCTTAATAATACTTTCCTACTCATTAATTGCCATCCGGTGAACTAATTTGATCAGGAATTCCTGTACTACTAGCTTGTAGTTGCTCTTTTTTGATAATTTTGCCGCCTGGGCCAATTTTGTCCCCACGAGCGTTTACCTTAGCATTTCCTACTGCAAGTGTTAATTCGTTTTTGGCAATTAACTTGTTCAAGTCAACTTCTTTGCCTCTAGCACTTTTATACACTTTACGTTGTTGTTCTTTCATTGCCATATTAATCTCCTTAAGATTATAATATTACTTATCTCAGGAATTCCTGCCAGTCTAAATTATATTTGACAGAATCTATTTGATGTACACCTAGCAAATATAACACAAAACTAGCTACACTAGAACCCCTTCCTACACCCCATACTATGCCATTTTCGTTGCAAGTATCCACAAAATGTTTAGTCCATTGTAGTAGTGGAATCATATGACGTTCTTGGTAAGCAGTCATTTCAGCATTAACCCGGGCAATTTGCTCTGGAGTTGTACATCGATTTAAACACCATTCTTTTACATCGAAATCTCGATATTCTTCTGGCATAAACCAGTCACTTTGTAGAGCTTGATCAAAGTCTGCTATGTCAATAGATTCTATTTGTTCATTAAACCGATGAAACGAAAAGCCAGCAGTTTCCTGCAACTGTTCAATGTCTTCAGTATAATCTACTGTAAGATCTTTGAGGTTGGTTAACTTTCCTTGATATAGGAATTTGAATATATCGACGGAATTAAAAATAGGATTACCGAATTTATCTAGGCGCATAGCCTATATTTTAGTTGACTTTAATTAAATTGTCAAGTGTTTTATCTCGATTGGACATCAATTTATCCAATTGTAGTTTTCTACGTTTGCCAATTTCTTGTTTATAATCTTCTAATAAACTAGCAATTTGAGTTTTAACTGCTGTATTAGTAGTCATAAAATACTTTTTAGTCAAATCAGTAATTTTAGATTCTATTTCGGAATCTTTAAGATTTGAAAAATCTCCAGCTAATGGATGCATTAATAAGTACCTGACAATTTAATAAACACAGTTGCCCCACCGTCAACAGACCATGCATCGATAACTTGATATAAACCAATGGTGCCTAATGTAACAGTATTTGCACTACTGGTTATACTAGCTGTTCCGGTAGTATTTGTTACAGTTGTTGCAGGGCCACCTAAAATATTAGCCTGACCAACAACTACAGTTGTTCCGCTGATAACAGCAAGTACATAATATACTCCAGTAGTTAAACTACCAAGTGTGCTAGTGAAAGACAATGGAGTATTAACAACCATGTTAACTGTTGATCCAACAGTTACTAAATTGCCAGTTCCGGAAATAGCAACACCAGAAACTGTTAAACTGTTGTTGAGTGTATAACTTGATCCAGACATGACAGTTGTTGTAGCAACAGTTTGACTAGCACTAACAGTATAAGTACCAATACCGCCCATGCCTGTTCCTAATGCACTGATATATGTTCCAGCGGTTACGCCAGTACCGGTAATTGCCATTCCAACACTAATTGCACCAGCTGATACAGTATTAACAGTTAGTGTAGTTCCAGTAATCGTTCCTGAAAATGATGCATTGTTTACAGCGGTAATATAAGTTCCAGAAGTGACACCTGTTCCTGATAAAGTCATTCCAACTGTAGGACTTGTGATGCCGCCAGAATATGTAGTACCTGTGCTAATCACAGTTAAAGTTGTACCGGTGATGAACGAAGTAGTAGCTGTAGTAAATCCAGTTATTGCAGTTGCAGTTGCAGTGGTACTAAATGCTTGCCCTAACCATCCTGTGGCTGTTCTAATAGTGCCTGCGTTGGAACTACTTAAAGTTACCGTACGAGTAGAAACTTGATCTCCGATTAACATAACTCGAACAAGTCCATATTGTCCAGCAGTTGGCCAATTGGTAAATGTCAGTGTAGCATTTCCTGATAATGTAAATTTTTGTATAGGACCATTTGTTAAATCAATGTTTGCTGAAACTGGAATTGTTCCACCATTGAAAAATACGCCGTAAAATTCATTAAACAATCCGTTGGCAATTGTGCTTCCTAGCAAATTGTTTACAGTTGGAGTAGCAGTAAACGTATTTGAATCAGTCAAATTAAGTGTAGCAGTAGTTACAGCTTTAGTTTGTAAATCTGTAATCTCTGATTGCGCAGAAGCTAACGCGGCAGCAATAGCGGTAAAATTATCGCGAAATCCTTGACTATCATTGTCTTGGCCCGCTACTGGGTAAGTTGTGCTAATTGCTGAGTAATTTATTTGACTTGTCATACAGTTATCCTATCGTTTCTGAATACTAGATATTTATCGCCTAGATAACCGGTAACTGCGTCTATTATGAAACGGTCAACTGTGTAATCTATAGCATTGAATTCGAACCCACTAAATTCGATATTTGTTAAAATTTTGGAAGAAGTTCCTGGCTTACAAAAACATAGCGGAACACTTAGCACGTACCCTAATTGTGCTTTACTACCCGATGGAATACTTCGCATCCATAACGGCAAGTAATTACTCTCGGATTCACCTACAACACTCAATCTTTCCTGCCATAACGTGATACTATTGGGAAAGAACGTATCAGGGTCTGGGTTACTTACTTCGTAACCTGTGCTGTCCACAGTGACCATAGGCAAGTCTCTCAAACTTTGTGGAGCATTTGCATTAAGATCTGCGGAATTTTGTTGGAAAAAATTAATACTGTTGTCTACTGTTATGTTGTCTGAATCAAATCCATCGCTAGTAACTTTAAGAGGTAAATGTTTTCCGTCAGGCTCCATAGGATCAACCATTTGTACATATACCACTTCGTATACAACATTACCTGTGTTAGGATCTATTGCTTGTGCTGTTTTAACACTGTCAAATTGGAATCGTTTTTGTTTAACATTAAGACCTATTGCACCTATATAGGCAGCCGCATCTTGTGTTTGAATTCCAGCATACACTAACATTGATAAATCAGATTGAACACCAAAGTTTGAATCATTAGGACGATAAATGCTACTAGGAGTGAATATTGTATCATCGGTAATAAATGCTTTAAATGCATTTCTTTGTGCAGATTTCAAATAAGGTTTTGTGATTATATTGCTATAAGCTACGTTATTTGGTGTGCTTACTGTGATTGTAAAATCTCGAGTAATGGCGCTGTAATTGAATTGATCTCTTGCTTTGATAGACGCAACAAACACACGGTCTATAAGAGTACTATTGCCATCAAAGGTCATAGCCCCCATATCAAATGTTGTGAGACCTAATTCACCGGTAGCAGTATTTTTATATTGGTTTGTTGTGCCAATAATTTCACCATCGAGATTTAATGACAACCCGGGCGGCAAACTTCCACCGACTAATTCATAAATTACTACCGCGTTCGGTACAGTTGTAGTTGCACTTACCGCTAAGGTACATACATAGTTTGCTGGTATAATTCCTAAATTAGCAGGACTATTGCTGTTCCAAGTGATAACACTATCTACATCTCCGATAACAGAAAGGGTAAATGTTTTACTAGCATACAAATATTCATCAATGGTGTCACCTAATCTAGTGGCTGTCACAGTAAATTTATAATTTTCTGTTACGGCTGGCTGATAAGGTAATCTTCCATATACAGAACCTGATTCGATATCAAATTTAGCACCTACTGGTAATTCGCTAAGTGATCCGATATAAAATGGAATGCCGTTAGGAATATCTAATTCTAAATTAGTGTATAATGTAATTCTGTATTGACCATTTACTAATGTTGTAACAGATTCGATTTCATAAACTGTGCCCGACGCACCATCTAAGTAGTTGTCAAATGTTAAGTATTGACCCGATGTTATAGTTCCTTTAACATTTCCAACAGTTAATGAGTTTCCACCTTTTGTGTTATCTGGATAATCTACACGATAGCTAACCGCATACACTTCGGCATTAGTTGTTTCTAATCTGAAAATAACTGCGGTAGTATCATACAACGCAAGTGGGATAGTTAGATAGTTATTGGCTCTAAACAAACCTAAATTACTGTTACTGATCCAAACCGGAGCTCTTAAGTAAGTAGCATCACTGGTAAAATCATCTGCTACTCCGTTAAATGCAGTATTATCTGCACGGAATTGATCATTGCCTACAACAAATATTTTAAAAATACGTTGTGCATAACTAACACCGTCAGTTAGTGTAACTCTAAATTGATAGTTTGCATTTAATGATGTTGGAGGTGCCGCTGATAAATTGTAATCATAAAACACGTCGTCGTATTTGTAACTATCAAAACCATCTGTTGGTTTATTTGCAAAATCGTATGCTACTGCATCAAAATAACTGTTGTCGTAAGTTCCATCGCCGTCTTCTGGTGTAATTTTTAAAGTTGGTTCAATGAATCCAGAAATAACACCTGATGGACTTAATGTTAACCCAGCGGGTAATGCACCATCGTTACTGGCAATAAAATATGTAAGTGTTTGTCCTACTGCTGTATCTAAATCAAATGCTTCTATTTGATAATTTACATATGAACTGTCTAATACATAAAATTGTTGAGAGGGTCCGATAGGTAAATCGCCGGGTGCAGTAACAAATTCAGGCTGATTGTTTCCAGTAATAGTCAAAAAGAAACTACGATCTGAAATTTGAACTCCGTCGGTAGCACGTATACAAAAACTATGAGTTGTATTATTAGCTACAATATATGGATTTCCAGCGATACTGGTCCCGTTAATACGCACACCACCGGGCAACGATCCTGAAATAACACTAAATGTTATTCCAGTAGTGTTATGTACCGGTAGCGCAACAGTGAGTGTTAGCTCTTCGGGAAATGTCCCTAGACTTATACCAGAACTTACAGTCCAGACATTTAAAGCCATCAATCATGCTCCATTAAGATTAATTTCTATACCAAGTAGAAGTACTTGCACGATATACATATTGATAAACAGTTCCCGATGTTACATTTGTACTACCATTAAATGAAGGTATAACAGTTGGCCCTGCGGTCATATTAAGTGTTGATACTGTGTTAGATGCAATAGTAAAACTGCATAGTTGTTGATCAACTGGGCTTGGCGGCATTGTTATGGTTACAGTCAATCCTGTAGCACTTACTACTAGTACATTGTAACTTGTTGTAGTACTTAAGGCATAAGTTGCTGTACTAGACACTGCAATGAAATTAACATTTCGAAGTGTTAACCCACTTGTTTGAACATTAGATAACACAGCCGTACTGCCGGAAGCACCAATGTTAATTGTTCCAGTAACACCTGCAAACACGTTAGCAGTTCCAGTTGTAACGTTTGTAGTTAAAGTAGCAGTACCAGTAGTTCCATTTCCTAAAATACTAACAATGCTATTAGCAGTGTTTACGCCAAAATACGCTGTTTGTGAATGATCTAGTTTTAATGCTTGTGTTAATGTGCCACTATTATTAGCAGTAAGGAAGCTAATAGCGCCTGGAACAATATTAGTACTTACAGACCCATCGGCAATCACTTGTATCTGAGCGGCATACGAAGTCGAAGTACCATCGTAACCCTTACCAGAAATTTGAGCTAGCACATCATTTTGTAATACAGGGGTATAACTTAAAAAAGTTCCTCTGTATTTTCTCATAGTTATGGCCGCACCGTTGGTATCACTATTGTAATTTGATATAATTAAAGGTGCAAGTGTCGAAGAAGAAATATTACTTTGACGTATAATTAATGATCCGCTACCTATGTCTGTAGTAGATGACGGGCCTATAGTAACTGAACTTGCTGGAGAATTTAAACCAGACAATGTTAATCTAGGCATTGCCGCGCCGGTTGCCGCATCATTTGTGTAAAATTTTATTTCAGCAGGTACAATAGAACTAGTAACAGTTCCAACAGTGTTTACTATTAGTTGTGCAACGTTTTCAAATGATGTTCCGTTATATGCTTGAAAATTAAGATATTGAACAGTATCGCCTGATAGTAGTGCACTAGGAGTAATGTTTGTTCCTCTAGCTTTTCTAAATGCTAGGCTATTACCAAGTGCATTATTAGCATACGTACTAAATGTAAGACTTTGAGCTCCAGAATAATTGCTAATTGAACTATAATTACCATTGGTAATATTTAAATTGTTTCCGCCTTCGGTCCATTGAATACTGCTACTAGGACTTAGTGTAGTGCCGTTTGATGCGTAATAAGCTAGACTATTTGTAGTTCCTGCCTGTATATTACTAACTGTAGACATAGTAATTGCATGAGTGGTAGAATTGTAAGAAACAGTTAATCCATTCAATGTACCAGACGCAATCATTTGTCCAACGCTGTCATTGGCTAGTGTGTTTGTGAAATATAAATTATGAGAACCGCCAGGAATTAGATCGCTATTTAAACTAACGGCCCCAGTTAGTCCATTTACACTACTAACATGGCTTACTAAATTTCCTCCGGCTGTAATACCGTCTCCTACATATAACAACTGGGTGTCGGTTGTATATAATGGTTCGCCTACGGCAGGAGTAATTGTAAGCCTGTCAGTGTTTGTTCCTCGTCTAAATTGTAATGCCATTATTATTCTCCTACCTTAAAAGGTTCCTAAATCAAAATTGTTTATTATCGGAGCAAGGAATGTACCTTGATCTCCAAGTCCTGTGCTTAGTAATGTTTGAACTTGTGTGTTCAATGTTCGTATATCAAGTCCCCAAATGGTGGTCTGGATATTACCATTATATACATAGTAATTGCCAAGGTTTAAATTGCCACCTAATTGGGGCACAAGGTCACTTTGAACTTTTGTAACTGATTCTAAATTAACAGTATTACTAGTGCTTGAAATTGTAACAGTATTTCCTGTGCTAGTTAAAGTTTTAAAATTCATAATTCCAGCAGTATCTGCTGAAAATATACCAGTCCCTGATCCGATATTTTGTCCGTTCAACCCAGAAAGTTGCGAGTACAAATCATTAAAGTTGCTGTTAACTTTGGTAAACGCCGTGCGTAAATCGTCGCCTGTACCATCGTTTGCGTAAGATCCTAGGTTAATTGTTAGCTGGGCCATGTTTATTCTCTTTAGTATATTTACCGATTATGTTAATCTTACAAAAACCTGTCCGCTAGTCTGATAATACGGCGAGCCTACGGATACGCTGTGAGTTGCCGCGGCCGCGTCATTTGCATAAGGCCCAGGTATATAAGAACTTAACGTCGATGACAACTGGGTAGTTGTAACATAAGGGGTTAGCGAACTAGCAAGACCACTTGCTGTTACACAATTACCGAGTTGAGTATATAAATCAGTAAAGTTTGCATTTACTTTACTGAATGCAGTACGTATCGGATCCCCAGTTGCATCGTTTGCGCTTGCGCCTATGTTGATTGTTTGTTGTGTCATTATACTCTCCCTACAGCTACTTGGATGACTCCAGCTTCGCCGTAGTCTTTGTCTTCTAATGCTTTACCAATTACAGCACCTAATGTTGGATTCAATGCTCTTACAGCATATCCAGGAGTTGCACTTGTTGTCAGCATATCGCCTTTCTTAACACGACCTACTACTTTAACAGGTACTCGTCCTGCAAGTGCTATACAAACTTTAATACCAGTTTGTTCTGCATTCATTACATACGCTGGATTAGTTGTTACTACACCAGCTGAACGTGTATCATTAATAATAGTTGTTGTTGTAACTTCTTTGTCTCCTCCAAATACTAACACAGTTCCTGCTTCGTATTCTTGGTCACCTTCATAATACTCTGCCAAGTCAGCGTATGTAGCTTGTAATTGGCTGTTAGTTGCAATGGTCCATGTACCGATAATGCTACCAGCTGTGCTAGACGATCCTGTTGACAATGTAGTTGCTAACAATGTACCGTTAGTTGTATCTAATGTTGCCGCAGTGTTTAATGAAATAGTTCCATCAAATGTACTGCCACTGGCCATTTGCCACTTACCAGTTAATATACCTACGGTAGAATTAGAACCAGTAGTAATATTATTAGTTTGTAGTGTACCTGAACTAAAGTTAAAAGAACTTAAACTACCTAACGACCATTGACCAGTCATTTGACCAGCAGTGGAAACGTTTGCTCCAGTTTCGATAGTTGTAGTAAACAATGTTCCAGGAACAACTACACTACCACTTAATGTTGTTGTAGCACTACCACTATTATCAGCTGATGTCAGGAAAGCAAATTGTCCCGGAGTCCAGAATGACAATGTGCTTCCTGATACACTAATTGCTTTAGCACCGCCTGATGTACCAATGTTTAATTGTTGAGCAGTAACAGATCCATCACTACCTGTTTTAACCAAACTACTTGCAGTACTGTTAGTAGTTACTCCAATAACACCGTATGTATTGCTTGATGTGCTAGTTCCATTATACAATACCAACATAGCTTGTGAGCTAGCATTTGAAGTAACAGTGTTAGGTGTGCTGAAAGACGAATTTTTAATACCATCACCGTTTGTAACCACAGCGCCTGCACTTACTTGTAATGGACTTGCGGCACCTGTACCGAAGTTACCTAATACATAACCAGTGCCTATTTGTTGCAATTTAGTTAACAACACACCTGTACTTGCACTGGTTGAGGTTTGTAAATCCACCCAACCGTTTGTTAGAGTAAACGCATTGCTGTTAAATGTTGCAACACCTAAACTACTTTGTGTGAATGACACAGGAGCAGTTGATAATGCCGCATTGGCTGCCTGCAATGATAATTTGCTTTGTTGTATAGCCGCACTAGAACTAACCATACTGTCTACAATCACGCTACTTTGAATAGTAGCTTTTAAGTAGCCAGGTGTTCCGTGTGTATATGTAATTGAAACTTGATTACTATTACCTGTACCTGTTGGCGGAGCAATGTTAGTCCACTGACTTAGCGTGTTGTCATATACTAAGAAATTACCATTAGTTAATGTAGTAAATGTTAATGTACCGCTAGGTGTAGTATCATAGTTTCCGCTGATTGTAATAGTTCCACTACCACCAGTTGCTGGAGTACCAGCAGTGATATTAACAGTTAGAACGGTTTGTCCACTGACAAATCCTGTACCAGTTATAATCATTCCTGGTTGGATTGTTCCATAAACATTGCTCAATGTCATTGTGTAAACTACAGGCCCGCCTCCGCTAACTCCTAACCCAACGTATGTTGCAGTTACTTTAGTAGAAACGTCATTTAACTTATACAATGAGCTTACGCCAGCTAAGTTAGCATCTACGTATCCTCTGTTAGCACCGTCAAATTGTGTAGTACCACTAGCTGGCATAACAAGGTTACTAATGCTGTAACTTGACATATTCAAGTTACCCTTCATAGCTAAGGTACCGTTTAATGCCAAGTATCCTGGACCAATTAAACTACTGGTTGCTACAGGATTTCCACTATAATCTAATCCTAAACGATAGTCGATAAAACTACGAATAGCACTTTGTACTGGTACAGTATCAGCGGCATTCTCTGTCATGTTAGGATCTGTTGAGAATTCGCTAACAACAACACCACGTTTAAATCCTAAACCGTCTAGGTTACTCAACGCAATACTTGCCGAGAATGTAACAGTACCAGTACCTTGGTCAACTTGGAAGAATCGACCAACTTTGAAAATACCATTTTCGTCTGTACTTACATAGAAGCATCGTCCGACTGTCTCTTCCAACACTTGTTGTGTTTGGTTGGCAGCAATCGCGGCATTACCATAAATTTGGTTTGGATAATTACTGGTAATAAATCCGCCAGTACCGATATCTAAGAAGTCATGTCCTGTTGCACGAGTTGTACTAATACGAACAGTAATTTGTCCGCCACCGTTAGCAGGGTAACCAGCTCGTAACGAAGTACTAATATTAGGATTGAATGGTTTACTAATACCTAAACTGTTACTTGACGCACTAGTTACTTCTTTAGTTATAGTTGTGGTTCCAAGGCCAAATGTTCCTGGATTATATGGATAGTACAATGTAATACTAGAAGTTGTACTAGCACCACAATAGTTATAACCATTGAATAATGTGTTTGCATTACCAGTTACATAATAATAAGCACCAGTAGCTGGAGCAACTGATTGTGTATTGATGTTAAATGTAATGCTGTAATAAGTAGCATACGTTCCAACACCACCTACTACGCCATTGTTAGTAGCACCAGTAATACTCATAGTGGAACCATAACCATAAGCTGGTGAGTAGAAGGATAGCAATGTTCCAGAACCAGCTACAAGTGAAGTGTTAACTCCTGGATTGCCTGGGCTAATACTTAAAGTAGAACCAATAATTTCTGTAATGTAGTATTGTGTAGTTGTTGAAATTCCACCAAATGTCGTACCACTAAACTTAATTGGATCACCAACACTTAGATTAGAAACAGTGTTTACAGTTACTAAATTATTTGTAGCAGTTATTGAAGTCGAACTAACTGCAAAGTTAGTACCTTGACTTGTAACAGTTTGCCAAGTGCTACCATTGCCCGAACCACTAATGTTGCTAGTAATATATGTATATACGTTACTGGTTAATGTACCAGATCCGGATACAAATCCAACTGCACCAGTTGCCGAACTTGCATAACTTACTTGTGTGCTAATACCGCTAATTGCACCTGAAGATGCTGTTTGACTATTGTTAACTGTATAACTTGTACCTGTAGTTGGAGTACCTGAAGCAAACTGATTAATTGTGTAAGAACCAACACCGCCACTTCCTGATCCTAACGCAGTAATATAAGTTCCCGGTGTTACACCAGAACCAGTGATTACCATACCTACGCTAACAGTACCAGAAGTTATTCCAGTTACGTTTAGAGCATTTGTAGAATCGCTAAATGTTAATCCTGTTGGAGTTCCTACAACAGTTGTGATTGGAGCACTAGCTAATGTCTGCAACGTAAATGTTGTTGAGCCGTTAGTAGCACTAATCAAATATGTTGTTGGATTGCTGTAACCACTGATTGATGGAGGTTGTACAGCAAAAGTTAATCCAGTTGTTGCACCAATAGTTGTAGTAACTGGGGTTACTCCGCCATATGTAGTTGCTAAGGTAAATGTAGTTGATCCATTTGTACTAGTAATATAGTAAGTTGTTGGATTACTATAACCAGTAATTGCTGAAGCAACAGCATTGACAGTTAAACCAGTAGGCACGCCGCCTGTTGTAGTAATAGCAGGACCACCACTAGTTGTAGACAATGTAAATGTTGTTGATCCATTTGTAGCAGTTACATAATAGCTAGTTGGATTACTGTATCCGCTGATTGCTGGAGCAAGTACAGTGAATGTCTGTCCAGTTACAGCACCAACAGTAGTTACAATAGCACTTCCAACAGTGGTAGTCAATGTAAATGTTGTCGAACCATTAGTTGCGCCAATTAAATATGTTGTTGGATTGCTGTAACCAGTTACAGCTGACGCAACAACCGCAAAAGTTAAACCAGTTGGTGTACCAGGACTTGTACCAATTGCACTTCCGTTATAACTAGCAGACAATGTAAAGCTGGTTTGTGTAGGGCTACCAATTATATAATAAGTCTGTGGTCCTGGCGCAGTGTATCCGCTTATAACACCACTACCAGTATTGGTACCACTAATAGTTATTTGTTGACCTGCTTGTAAAGTTACACCAGCAGTTGAACAAGTGAATGTACCAGCAGTACCAATTACAACGCCACTCAAGTTAGTATTGCTTGTTGTGCCGCTAATTGTAACAGATTGGCCAACGTACAATGTTGTACTTGCACAAGAATATTGACCTGCTATTCCTGTAGCATTTACTGTAGTTAATGGTGTGCTAGAATTACTAATTGTTCCACTAATTGCAATAAGTTGTCCAACTTGTAATGTTACACCAGCAGTTGCACAAGTAAACACTCCGTTCGGATTAATAGCAATACTTGTAAGTGCTGTGTTAGAAGTAGTACCGCTAACCGCTACAGGTTGTCCTACTGCCAGTGATGTACTTGCACAAGAATATGCGCCAGCTACACTAGTTGCATATACTGTGGTTAAGTTTGTAGCAGTATTGGTAATAGTTCCGCTGATAGTAATTTGTTGTCCGATTGACAATGTGCCGCCAGCAGACGCACATGAGAACGAACCAGCATTGTTAGTAATTGCCACACCACTTAAACTGCCACCGCCTAATGTACCAGTAAAGCTGGCTATGTTGGCAGAAGTAATGTATGTGTTGCTAACTGAAATATTAGAACCAGTAATAACAGCACCAACTGCTACAGTTCCAGTAGTTGTTCCTGGTAATGATAATGTTGTACCAGAAATAAATCCAGCAGTATTACTAAATGAATATGTACCAGAAGCAGTTACTACATACGAACCATCGTATGCTGTTGGAACTATGTTTGTTACACTAATAACTTGTCCAACTGCAAATGGATTAGTTGCACTTGAAACGACAGTTATAGTAGCAGTGGATCCGGTACCACTAACATTAGTTATAGTATATGATCCTAATTGAGCAACACCAGTTCCTGTTAGAACCATACCAGTTGCGATACTTGCACCGCTTACAGTTCCAATAGTTAATACACCGCTACTATTAATACTGCTAGTTGCATCTGTAGAAACTGCGGTAACTGCTGTAGATGTTACATTACCGCTAGTACCTGGGTCAGTTGGATATACTAAGGTAGCTTGTAAATTGTTAACACCAGAACTAACTGTTGTTACCACAAGTGGGTTAGAAGTTAGGATCGGAGTTAATACGCCGTTTCCTGGACAACTCCAACTTAAATTTGCACCGTTTGCATTAGCAGTAATTACAAATTGTGATGTTAATAAGCTACTTGCACTTACGGTAATTTGATTTCCAGTAATACTATAGATATAGTATGGAACTCCTACAGACAAACCACCAAATGGTGTACCACTAAATGTAATTGTTTCTCCTACAGACAAGTTAGCAGAAGAGTTTAATGTAATTAAGTTTGTACCTGTTGCAGTTTGAGTAACTGTACCAGAATTACCGCTTAATACAATAGTTGGTGTGCTGGTATAACCATAACCTGGACTTACTAATGTTACTGAGTTAATGCTACCATCGACAATAGTACAAACAGCAAGTGCTTGAGTAATTGCGCCACCGCCCGAGAATGTAATAGTAGGCGCACTAGTATATCCACTACCTGAGTTAGTAATTGTAATACTTTGTACAGTAGCAATAATTTGTGCATTAATACTAGTTCCGGCAGGCACCCAACATGCTGGGTTCACAGTAAATTGTGTTGCACTATCAATACTTTGAATAATAGTTAACCCGCTTGGGTTCGTTACTGGACTAGGAATAAATGCTCCTGAAGCACTGGTAGTAATAACCATACCTACTTGTAAATTAGTAGTGCTAGCAACTGTAAATTGAGTTGTATTTCCTATGGCCGCAACTTGATAACTTCCGTTGTAATTTGTATTACTATTTCCAGACACAGTTATGTAACTGTCAACTGGAGGATAAGATAACAATGTGTTATAAGGTATGTTAAAAGTAATTAATTTGCTAGTAGTACTACCAGTGACTAATGTATTGCTTACATAAGTCATTGCAGTTACACCTGTACCTGATGCTCCAATGTTATCTACAGGGTTTGGATCTATCTGTAAATAACCGTTAACATTAGCACCGCCGAATGTAATAATTCCGCTTGGAGTACTAGAAGGTGCAACATTCAATATAACTGTTGATTGAATAATTGCAGTACCTGTTAATACTACAGTAGTGACACTTGATACTATTTGAGTACCATTGAAACCTGTACCAGTTACATATTGTCCTGGACTAATAGTTCCAGCAACACCTTGCACAATCAATGTAGTTCCACTGCTACCAGATGAAAGGTAAGTTCCGCTAGCAACGAACACAGGTGCTACATATTTTATAATACGGTGTGTACGACCGTTCCAACCAAATACAT